GGAGACGCAGACGGGGACTCCGAAGGACTCTCTGACGCTGATGGACTCAACGATGGACTCTCGGACGGCGAGGCAGAAGGGCTCTCGGAGGGGCTTGCGCTAGGTGACTCGCTCGCGGAAGGTGAGAGAGACGGACTCTCCGATGGGCTCTCCGAAGGACTCACTGAGACCGATGGGCTGATACTGGGTGATTCCGATGGGCTCTCACTCGGACTGGCACTCTCTGACGGAGAAAGAGACGGAGACTCCGAAGGGCTCGCGCTGGGACTCTCGCTGGGGCTCTCCGATGGTGATTCCGACGTTGACGGAGAGAGTGAGGGACTCTCACTAGGAGATGCCGATGGGCTTTCTGAGGGAGATTCGCTGGCACTCGGAGACACGCTCGGAGAGATGCTCGGTGACACGCTCGGAGAAACACTCGAAATCTCCGTGCACTCCTGCCACACGCAATCGTAGAGCGTACCGTCGTTCTCAGGACTCTTGACGGAGGCAGCCGTGGTGCTTAGCGCGCCTTCCTCCATCGCCCACAATTCCGTGGTATTGCCATCAACATCAGGCGCCACACACCTACCAGGGGGCGCGAAGTTGTTACCTACGGTATAACGGATGCCTGATGATATGCGCAGCCATGCTATGTCGCCGTCGAAGTAGTAACCGTCAAGTTCTTTGCCAACTATCAGTGATTGGCTAGCATCTGAAACAGGGTCGCCCACACCACACTCCGAGCCAGAGTAGAGTGTGCACCAATCGCCATCTATGGCAACCGCCAAGCATTTGTTGGACGCGTTGAAGCAGAATAACAGGTGATGCCAGTCACCCGCGGCTATCGTTTCATTCGTACTGAACTGCGCCTCGTCAGTAGCTAGGCGCGCCGTAACGATTAATCTGGCGGGACTAGCCTCGCCGTTTATGTAGAAGTCCCAACCAACGGAATATGTCGGCCCGTTTGTCTTCTGCACCAACGTCGGGTAGTTAGAGATGGTGTGCGGGTGGAACCAACCATCTACTGTGAACGATCCTGCGGGAAGGTCGTCTAGCGTACTGTCGCTGCCGAAGTCTATGTAGGATGAATCGCCATCAAACTCTATCACGTGCGGGCCGGGATGCGGGCTAGGCGATGGTGATTCCGAAGCACTCGGACTGAGTGAAGGCGATTCTGATGGACTTTCCGAGGGAGAGACGCTCGCTGACGGACTCAGGCTAGGTGATTCGCTGGGCGATTCGCTAGGACTCTCACTGGGAGATTCGCTCGGAGACACGGATGCGGATGGAGAGAGGCTAGGACTCCCGCTGGGCGACTCCGAGGGGCTCTCGCTTGGGGATTCACTTGGGCTAGCTGACGCCGACGGCGACAGACTCGGCGACTCCGAAGGTGATTCGGACGGTGACTCAGAAGCCGATGGTGTTGCGCTCGGTGATGTTGATGGTGAAGCGCTAGGACTCGCACTCGCCGATGGGGAAGCGGAAGGCGACGCGCTCGAAGACGGCGACAAACTCGGCGATGCGCTAGGACTCGCCGACGGGCTGGCTGACTGAAAATCAAGAGTTTGGCTGAACTCTATCCAAGGGTTGTAGTCATCCGTCCCAGTATTGTTCTCTGGAAGATCGGAGGCTGCCGAATCGCCTACTCTAAGGGTGCCGTTATGGTACTGCGAACCTGATTGCGCCGGGTCTCCACCCAAACCGATTTCAAAGATCAGCCTGTCGCCTTCAGCGAGTGTTACCTGCGTGGTAGTCGCACTAAATTGGCGGTTAGTCTTTGCAGAATCGCTGACTTCAACGTCGTCTCGCGTGAGGGCCAGGAGGGTTTGGAACGTGGAACCGTTCCAAGACCTAATGCTGATCGTCGTGTAGAGATTGTTGAGCGCGTGTTGTTCTATCGCCAGAATCTGCCACTTGACGGTTTGCGCTGTGATGGTTTGTGCGTGAAGTGGGCTGGTGACGTATTGCTTCAGGAGCAGGTCTCTATCTGTCTTGTCGAGTTCACCTGATATGATCGCATCCGCCATCGCCGAAGAAATCTTCGTTTTGACGGCACTCAGGCGCGATGCCCATAAAGTGTCGTCCCACGCGGTATCATAGGCGGGCGATACCGCTGGCGTTCCAGTCGAAGGCAGATAGAATCGGGTAGCCATTACAGGTCTCGGCTTAGGCTTCGGCTTAGGTGGTTTCGGCTTGCGTCGGTCATCACCATCTCGCACCCATCACGCTCAATCCTTCGAGATCATGTTCACCGTCAAGATGATACTTGGGCAAGCTGGTCGCGTCGGGTTGGATTGCGTGCCAGTGGCGATCAGTGTCGTGCCCGTGTCGTTCGAGTTCCACATCAACTCGAAGTATTGCCCCGCCGTGAACGTGTAGATGTAGGTCACGGTGATGATGCGCTCGTTGCCGCTGCCCACGAAGCGGCTGATCGTGTTGGAGCGCGCCACCGGCGACCCATCCACCGCCAGCCAGATGTCCAACGTCTTGTTCGCCACGGTACTCTTGCCGATGGCCGAGAAGGTGATCAGGTACGTGCCTGCCACGTCGATCTGGACGCGCGAAGGGTTTGACCCCGTGTCGTGCGTGACCTGGCTCTTGGCCTCGTCGGTGTTGAACGTGATCGGGTAGGCGTTGTTGACGTTGGCTATGCCCTGCGTGGTCGAGTCGGAGAACGACCCGTAGGGCAGGCTGACCCCACCCGTGCCCCCGAAGCTCAACCGCCCCGCCGACGTGAACTTGGCGTAGTTGGTCGACCCACCGTCCCCTATGAAGGTGTTGTTTGACCCGTCAACGGCGACGGCCTGGACCGCCGCAGCCGGGTCCGCTGCGATGACGCGGTGCAGCGCCGAGTGGTCCGGGCTGTTTTGCGTGTTCGCAGAGGTAGGTTGCGCGATTGCCATGCGTGTGCTCCTATCCCGTCAACTGGTAGACCCGGCAGGAGAGTGTCTTGCCGGGCGTCAGGTAGTTCGTCAGGTCGTCGATGTGGGCGAACAGCGAGAAGTTCGTGTCCGCCCCCGGCGAGCCGTAATGGTCGTAGTCCCCGCCGTACACGGCCAGCGCCCCCCCGAACAGCGCCGGAACCTGATCCAGCGTCTCCCATGCGTCCGTGTTCTGGTTGTAGACCTGGAGGTACACCGGAGAGGTCGCCGGGTCCACGCTCGTCTGCCCGTACCACTCCAGCGTGCATTTCGTAGCCAGGCCAGCGTAGTCCTTGAACTCGTGGATGGCGTACTCATCGGTTGCGCTCTGGCACACCTCCGCTTCGTCCTTGGCGTCCACGTCCAGGTAGTCTTGGGCCGAGTACGCCGTCTCCAGGTCGGCATCGTCGGCGGGCAGGTCGGCATAATCGCCGCGCGAGTAGCCTTCCCAACCAGGACTTGGCGACGGCGAAACCGACGCCGATGGGGACAAAGACGGAGAAGCAGACGGGCTCTCGGAGGGTGAAACGGACGCCGACGGCGAGAGCGACGGGCTTTCGCTTGGGCTTGCGGACGGACTCGCGCTGGGGCTTTCCGACGGCGATTCGGAAGGACTGACCGAAGGCGACGCGCTTGCGCTGGGTGAGAGCGACGGAGATTCGGATGGGCTTTTGGACTGAGATTCCGAAGGAGAAGCACTTGCAGAAGGACTCAGACTGGGCGATTCACTGGGAGATGCGCTGGCACTAGGCGAAAGCGATGGGCTGACACTCGGCGATTCCGACGCGCTAGGAGATACGCTTGGTGAAGCCGATGGCGACTCGCTCGATGAGGGCTCACCCTCACCAGCGACCTCAATGAGCAACGCGCACCAGTACGGAACGTCGGCCACGCCGTTCGAGTAACCGATACGCGCCTTGAGTGCGTTGATCGCCGCCGCATCCCAACCGCCGGAGGGAGTGGGCAATATCGCCGACTTGTAGAACATACTGCTTTCGGAATAGTCGGCCCTGGTGGTCGGGTCGCCCCATACCGTCGTTTCGGTGGCATCCTCGTCAATGACGATGCAGCCGCCCTCGTTAGCGTTGGTCCCGGACGACCGATATTGTAGGAGCGCCCTCGCTCCCTGGATAGTAGACAGCGACGTATCGGCGAAGTTGACCTCGGCGTAGTTGCCGGTGCCTGTTGCCGACTGTTTGATGTAGGTGCCCAGTGAGGATGAGAAGGGGTCTTTGCTCAGGTGATCGTACGCGGTAACGGCTCCAATGTCGTTCCCGTCATTGTCCTCGATGACGTTCGCCCCCGCGTTGTGCGTACCATCCGACGTAGGCCGTAGCCCCTCGATAGACCCTACACCAATGGGATAGTCTCCTGATGTAGCAGATAAGATCACATCATCGTGATAAACTATCTGCGCCAGACCAGTACCGGTTCTAAGATTGAACGTGGAAAGCGTAGTAGCCGCTGCAGCGTAACTATGCTGAGTTTGGGCTGTTCCGTCTATCTGCCAAGATACCGTGTAAGGATTGCTAGATACATCAATGCGAAAATCCAGACGATACCATTGGCCCGTTACCGGAGTAATCGAGCTGGCAGTATCGGAAGCGTTCCCGTTGAACCCGCAATAGAAGTGATCCGGGGTATCTTCCGGCCTGTAGTGGAAATAGCAGTAGGCTCCACTAGCACAACCTACCCTCAGAATCATGGCATCGTTGGTAGGAAGCGCCTCGTAGTAGAAGTATAAGCGCCCGACCAGCATCGTGCCAGAGATATTCTTAGTAACGGCGTTTGTAGCTGACGCATCTAACTTCAGCGCGTAGGAACCGCTATGAACAATTGTGCTTTGTACGACCGGAGTACCGGTGATGGCGTCCGCCAAACCGCCGCCATTGGCGGATATGGTAGCCAATCCATGCTCAAAGCCGGTCAACCAAATCGGAGTTGTCACGTCGTCACTCTACTAAACGCCTTAGCTAGTGCTCTCACTCATGGGTGTACTTGTATCTATACACCCTCGACCAATCCGCGTTAATACAATAGAGCGCCCAAATGTCGTCATTCGCTGAGTCTCTGAACCGCTGCACCCTGTATGAATCGCCCTCGAACACGAAGTCGAACTCGTTCGACGTGGGCCAAATCCCCATCGTCCGGGCGACCTTGCAGAAGGCTGAGTCAGGGTTGATGGACAAGACGTCGTGTTTCTCCGCCTCGCCCTCCAACGCGTCCTCCAGAGTGGCGTACTCCTCCTCTACGGGCGTCCACGTGAACCACAACTTCACTTGGGATCGGACTAACTCAATCGTGTGCCAGCCCGACGTGATGCCCTGCACGTCGTCGGTCGTCCGCACGGCCCAGGTCAGGTCGTTTTGCGCGGGCGTGAACCACCAATGGCCGCTCGCATCCACGTTCGGGTGCATCCACTTGTCCGGATCGGTTTCGCCCACCCAGCGCACGTCAACGGGCTTCTGCATGGGCTTTACGAAGTTGCCGTCCTTGTCAACCATACGGTTAGTGCCCTCGATGTAGGACACCTCGTTTGGCTGAACATCCTTCACCACCGCGACGATCTCGAATGTGCTCACTGTCGGCTCCTCGCTTGGACTCGTTGAATGAGAGTGGCTGGAAACTGGATCGGGCACGCCAGGTTGCGGCATACCCTCTGACTCCAATTGCGCGTAGAACGCCTCCAACCACGGTTGCTCGCGGGTGTTGAACTTCTCCCACGCCTTCTCCCCGATGTCGTAGGTGAAGGGCAGGATGCCCTTCACGCGCCCGTCGGCGGCGCATTGCTTGGCGTACCACCAGAGTTCGTCCACGTAGCGCGCCGCCTTGGCGTCCAAGGAGCCCGGCAGGTCAAACCACCCACCGTAGTAATTCCCCGTGACGCCGGTGTCGATCCCGCACTCCGTGACAAGGATCGGAGAAGTGTAGGGGCATTGCAGGAAGCGCCCGCCCCACCACCGCCAGTTCTGCTGCGGCCCCTGCAAGGCCCAATACTCATGCAGGCCCAAGTAGTCACCCGCCTGCATCTCCTGGATCACCGGCCAGAAGAAGTCCCAGGCTGGGGGCGCGTCTGCTACGCCCCCGTTACCGGGCCACCCGACGCCGAAGTTGCCTACCACCCCGCGCAGACCGTATCCGTGCAGCCCGGCCAAGAACGACTTGTAGTAGCGCGCCACCTTGTCCGGCGGCTCGTTGGCCCACAACTGCGGCTCGTTAAGCCCCTCGAACAGCAACCTTCCGCGCGCTACGCCCTTGCTCTCGCAGTATTGCGCCATGCGCTGGCAGGTGGCCGCGTGCTCGACGCCAACTTGTTCGGGAGACGCGGACCCGGAAACTGCGGAAGAAGTCCAGTTCCGAAACGGGTGCGCCGTGCGGTCTCGGTAGAATTGCTTGAAGTAAGTTTCATACTTGGCTTGGATGTTCTCCGTTTCGGTTGCCTGCCTAGCGATCTCCAAGCCAGTCAACCACCTGTTTCCGTACAACTCCGACATCGGGTGGTTGCGAATGATGATCTTGGCCCCTGGTGGGACGTCTTCGGTGTACGGCGGCTTCTCGTCCACGCACACGATCTTGACGAACGGCGGCTGCCAGCGCTCGAACCGCTCCTTGTCCTCTTGCCCGCGATGGGCGGGTATCCAGTGAACGCTGATCATTGTGCCTCCTTGTACCATTTCCCGAAGCTGGTCAGTTGGCCGTCCTTCGTCAGCAAGGACGTGTCGCATTTCGGGTCGGTTTCCTGGTAGTCCATGAACCAGGCATACCGGCCCACCATCGGTTCTGCCTCGAACCACGCCCGCGCCTTCTCAGCCTCCGCAATGGATTTCTCTAGCGAGCCGGTCATGCACGGTGGGAACGCGAATTCGGTCACCCAAACCGTGGGCACGCGCCACAAGTGCGCTAAGGCGATGTACCACTCGACCAAGGCTATCAGGTCGTCGGCGTTGGAGAAGTACCCGTGGACGGCCAAGGCGTCGAAGTCAGGAGGTCGTCGGCGCTGCGCGATGAACTCGGAGCGCATGTCCACTATCCACTCCCTGTGCAGTTGGCTCGGGGCGGGGGCCACCTTGAACCTGTGCGGATACGTCTGCTGGATCATCCACCACAACTCCGCTCCACGCTCTGGCGTCGTGTCCGACTGCGGAGACAAGTCAGGCTCGTTCTGGCCCATGACGCAGCACCCATCCGAGATGGGTGGAACTGATTGCCAGCCCTTGCGCTCCCAGTCGCCCCACAGCATCGGGATCGCCTCGATTTCGTCGATCCCATTCTCGTCCATGCACGGGGCGGGCATCCTGCCCCAGTCGTAGTACCAACTCGCGCCGACCGCCAGCGCTCCCGCGCAGAATCCGCCCACGCCGCGCTTTGGGGGGTTGGCGCGCATCACAAGCGGGAAGTGCATCCTGCGCCCCAAAGCGCCGCCTTGGGGAGCCCCCATCTCTGAGGAAATCGGCGCGCACCCCGACAAGACCAACACGACCATCACCAACCAACCCCATCGTGCGCGCATCATGGCCCTCATGCTGTTGGGGGGTGACATGACCGGCACGCCACCCCCCAAGATCAACTCACACGCCTCCTGTCGGCATCAGCGCGCAGGAGAGGTCAGCAGGTAGTCCTCCGGGCAGTACGCCACGCCCAGGTATTGCTCGGCGTAGTAAGTGCTCGTCGGATCGGACGAGATCGGGTTCAGCGGGCGGGAGCAGGCGACATCCATGATGCGGGCCTGCGCCCACGGCGCGGACAGGTAGATGTTGGGCCGGATCAGGACGCACGATTGCGTGCACTCGTTGTCCGTCTTCCAGTACGCCAGGTACTTCCCGCCGTCCAGCGCCTTGTAGTGCGCGTAACCGGCCTCGGCAGCGAAGCTGGACGCCGGGTCGGTCATGTCGATGTACTGGCCCCACAGGACCGGCATGTTGCCGAGCTTGCGGGTCAGGATGTACATGTCACCCGCCCACACACCGGCGCCAGCCCCGGCCATCGGCAGCCAGTCGTAGGTGATGATGGGCAGGGGCGTGCCGTCCACGTAAATCTGGCCCATGCCGTAAGGCCCGCCGTTCAGCGTGTTGCGGAACGTGCGCGCCTCGTAGGTGTTCATGTTGGTCTCGTTGTACTGCGAGCCGGGGCACACACTCCAGCAGGTGTACACGTCCAGCAGGCAATCGCGCAGGTACGAGGGCAGGACGATGACCTGGTCGCCCAGGGCGATGCCGCCCAGGTTCGCCATCATCGCCCGCGCCCGGATGCGCCGCACGATGTCCACCAGGTAGTCGATCAAGGCGAAGCCGTTGACGGCTGTCGCCATCGTGTTGTTGCCCCAGTTGAGGACGTAGCTGTCCATCGCCGAGCAGCGCACGCCGTTGCGGGCGTCGCGGTAGCCGGTGTTGACCAGGGCCTCCAGGCCTGAGAACTCCCCAGTGTTGGCGACGTTCCCAGTCACGACCATGCGCTTGATGTCCTGCTTGATGGCGATGCCCGCCAGGGTCAGCGACCACATCAGTTCGTCGGTGATGCGCACGCCCTGCTTGTTGAAGACGGGGTACTCATCACATGGCTTGCGGTTGTTCTCGGTCAGGTCGCGCACCGGCCCGCAGCGCTTGATGCGGCCCTTGTCGGGCAGGAGCACCTCGCAGGTGCCGAACTCGACCCCCGCACCGTCTGAGCAGGCGGCCACCGCCCCGGACGCTTCCGAGTCGTTGTAGGTGCCAGCCGGTCCGATGTAGGAGATCATCTTGACGAACTGCTTGCACTCGTTGTTGGGCTTCCAGCCAAGCCAATCCAGGAAAGGCTCGCCCTCGATGGTCAGCGAGAGCAGGTCGTTTGACCCGCACATGTCGAAAAGCCCGCAGCAACCGTAGAAGCTGGCGAGCGTGCTCTCGGTCAAGGACGCTTCCTTGCCCATGATCTGAGGCGGCCCGTAGGTCCGCGTGTTGCCTTGCAGCGCGCCGGTCATCTGCGCGGCCCGCAGCAAAAGCTCAAGGTCGATCTGCATACTCATGATTCTCACTCCTCGCCCGCCCCGAACATCCGGCGGACTGTCATTTGGTTGCGTACAACGTGTTCAACCCCTTCTGCATCAGGTCGGGCACGTCCTGCCCAGCCGGAATGTCGATGGGGGTGTTGGTCTGCGTCGGACGTTGGATCGTCTTGACGGTCGCTCGCGGCAACATCTTGACCCTCTCCTCGACCCGCTCCTCCTCCGACTTCTGCACCTCAGCCAAGAGTGCGCCCATTTTTTGAACCGCCTCTTGCAGCGCTTCCAGTTGGGCGTGCTCGTTAAGGATCGCCTTGTCAATCTTGGCTTCAAGATCAGCCATCTTGATCATCCCAACGGCTTTCTGAACCAGCGTGTCGATGACTTCATCGGGAAGCACGACCTCCACCGCCTCCACTGGTTCGGGCGCAGGCGCGCCTTCCTCTTTGGCCTCCTCCTTAACCTCGTCGGGCGCGGCCCCAACAGGCTCCGGTTCGGCCTCCGGTTCAGCCTCTTTCTCGGCGACGGCTGCTTCCGCCGGTGGCTGCTCTTGCTCATCAGCCGCGGGCGCGGCGCTTTCCTTCCAACGCACGCCCGCCTCCTTCAACGCGTTGGCGTTGACCTCAAGCTGCGCGAGAATCTCGTCCGCTCTTGTCTCCCCCAAGACCCTCGCCAGCTCCTCGCGTGCCTCGCTCGATGTTGCCATCTTGGACACCTCCGTAAGCTGGATAGCCGACCAGGGGAACGCGGCGCGTGCTCGCGGCAGCACAGAGCGCTCGATGATGGTTCCTGGCGGCAGATAGACGCCATCGTCGGTGCGATGGACGTACACGAATTTGATGGAGCCGCCCTGCTCGACGGCTTTCTCCTCGTAGTAGGCGGCAGCCTTGCGTCCATCCTCCGTGTCGTCGAACGTTCCCGACTCGAACAGGAAGCCCGGCTCGGTGTCGCTGACGACCTGCGTGTCGCACGTCCCGATGTTCGATCCCGGCACGTGGTAGATCAAGAGCGGCCCCTTGTCCTGGCGTTCTTTGGCCGACGCCACGCAGGAACGCAGGAAGTCGGTCGAGACGATCTCATGGTCTCGGTCCTCGAACCCGCCGGACGAGATCATCGTCCAGCGCACCTTGCCGTCCTCCTGCTTCAGTGTTTTCAACTGCATGAATGTAGGCATGACCTTGACCCACTTGCTTTGATCGGCGAACGTCACGGAGTCGATCAACTCTTGCTTCATCGGGTCGCCCGCCACGGCTTTGAGGGTCACGGTGTAGGGCACCTTGCAGACAGCGGATTCGGTTCGAGTCCACTGGTTGACGACTAGCATGTCGTCGTAGACGCGCAGGACATCAAACCCCGTAGCGCCCCATTCGCCGGTCAAGCGACCAGGATCAAATTGGTCATAGAATGCCTTGACCACCGCGCCGATCCGGTCGTATAGGTCTACCGACTTCTCCTTCGGGGCGTGCCACTTGCCGTCCTCGTCCTGCGTGTAACCGGCGTTCTTGACCGCTCCCCAAGCGATCTGGAAGCAACGCTTCTCGTCCTTTGGGTACTTCTTGAGGGCCGAGTTGAAGGCGGCGATCCAGATGTCCTGCGCGTGGGAGGGAAGACCCTTGATGGCGGCAGGCGGATTGTCCTTGCTGTACACCTTCTCCTCCTCTCGCTCCTCCTGGTCCTCTTCTTCGGATTCCTCCTCCGGTTCCTTCTCGCCTGAGTCCACGATCTTGCCTCCCTTGTAGGTCTTGCCCTTGCGCTTGGCGGCGATGCGTTTGCCGATGATGGCCCACTCCGCCGACGTGTAACCCCCAGCGGACATTTGTCCTAGATGGTTGAAGTAGGCGATGGCCGCCGTGACGTGCTCCTCGTCGTGGATCGGGTAGCGGTAGTTCACCGGGTCGGCGAACTGCTCGTCCGACAGGCTGGACCATTCGCCAGGCTTGGTCACGCTCCCACCCTTCTTTGGCTGGATGTGCCAACGCCCGGCGCGCGCTTGTTGCGCCTTGCGAGCGGCTTCCCTGTCCCCGCCGTCCGCCTTCTCCGCCTGGTCGGGTTCGCCGTCAAGCCGGTCTGGATTGGCCCGCAGCCAATTCCCGATGCGCTTCTGATCGAAAGGATCGTCCATCGCCTTCTTCTCCCGGCAGTCGGCGCGCACGGCGCGCCATGCTGCCCTGTAAGCCTTGCCCGGACAGTCCGGGTCGTAACTGTCGCAGAACACGTCGAGCCAAAGTTCGCGCTTGGCTTTCGGCAAGCCCTCCACGCCGTTCGGGATGCGCGCCCCATCAGGAACGCTTGCCATTTTGGTCTCCCTTGCCCAAGCCCCACTCGCGGGAATTGACGCGCTCGGTCTTGCGCAACTCTGCCGTGCGCGGTGCCAGGCACAACTTGCGCTCGATGGCGTCGATGAACAGCAGGAGCGCCTGCCGCACCAGCATCCAGAACTCGCGGTCTTCTCCCATCACCGGCCTCCTGGCGTGACCAGGTTGGTTGAAATCTCCACGCCGATCTTCTCGCAGGTTTTCAGGATAAATTGCGTTGTCCTACCATCGGTCGTAGCGCGTTGCATGTAGCGCACGGGCGGCGTGCCTTTCACCTGCGTCGCGAAGTGCAGGTAGATATTGCGTTCCGGTGCAGCAACCGTCCTGCGCCGCCCTACGCGTATCCCGCTGGCGACCATCCGGTTGCGCACGTAACGCCCTTGATAGGCTTTTCCCATCGTCTCCCATACCATATATTTGCCACGCTTGGGTGTGATGGGTTTCCCGCCGGGTAAATAGATGCCAGTGCCGAACTCCTGGTACGCGCCGTAAGGCATTGCTTCTTCGCCCACACTAACAGTGACTCTGGTCTGCGTGTTAGTTTGCGTCACCGGCCCGCGTTTGATGGCTGCGCGCAGCTTGCCCGTTTTCGATGGCGCGTTAGCACGTGCTCGGATTGCGATGTATTCTCCCGCCGCCTCCGCCGCAGCGTATTTGGCCTTGTTGCTCATCGTCGCAGCTTTTTTCGAGAACCAAGTCACAATCTTGAATGGCACAGGCGTATCACCTTTTGGCGAAAGCGCATCTTGAACCAAATCCAGCGCAACTTGAACACCAGCCAGCACAATCTGAACGTTCTCATCTGAACTCCAACCAACAACGACACGCGCCCAGGCACGCCGTCGCTCCTGCTCCCGGCACCGTGCCGAACGTCCCGATGCGCACCCACCCTTGCGCGGCGTACATCGGGCAATCCCCGCACTCGCGCTCGTCCTTCGTATCCATCCAGCGGTACTCGGTGAACATGCTGGACATTGTACGCTCTCTCACCAGGATTTCCCAATAGCGCGCGTAGGCTCGCCCCATGTAGAGGCGGATGCGGGAATCGGCCTGCACGACGGACAACTTGTTGCCCTCGATGTCCTGCGCCATTCCGGACAGGTAGTTGTACTCCGCCGACAGCAGGACGCCGTTACGCAACCAGTCCTCGTCGGTCATGTGCAGCCAACCGCCGACGGCCAGGGCAGAGAAGGCGTTGTAGAGTTGCTTGAGCAGGAACGCCGCGGCCAGCAGGAACAGGATCGCGGTCATCTTCCCCTCCACGGCGTCGCGCGCCATGCCCGCCATCTCGTCGGCGGCCTGGTCGTACAGGTCATCCAGCAAGTCCTGCATTTGCTCGTCGCTGACGACCTCGCCCGTGTCGGCGTGGCGGTACGCTTTGATCACGTCATCCCACTCGTACTCCGGAAGGTCAAGGTATTCAGGCATCGTACACCCTCGCCGTGAACATGCGACGCATCCTATTCGGGACGACCGGAGAGAACACGGCCCAAATCTCCGTGCGGGTTTGGCTAACGGCATGGACCTCTGCCAAATCCGTCAACTCGTCCTCCATCGGCCACTTGCCTTCGAACTCCTTCGCCAACGCCTGGATCGCCAACGCGTCGGTCGGGGTGAACCCGCGCCCGACCAGCAACTTCAACACGTCCAGGTCACTCACCGCACCCCTCCAGGATCGTCGCCGCCCGGCGGTGTTCGGCGGCAGCCTTTAGGAACGCCATGTGCTCCTTCAGCGCTTGGGCTTCTTCTTGCCCTTGTTCGACTTGCACGCCATCTTTCAACGCCTCCTTTCGGACGGGCCAGTTGTCTACGGTGTAGTACGAGCGGTCGCGCCACAAGGCGGTCACGTCGCCGTTCTTGTTGATCACTACGTAGTCCTCGCCGGGGGCTAGGCCCGCGGCGCGCGCCTTGGCGATCAGGCGCGAGTTGCGCGCGTCCTGCACCGACTTGACGATGCGGTCCACGTCGTCCGTGTTGGATTGGCCTGAAACGGTGGTGTCGTCCGTCCAGGAAACCCAGTCGGGCAGGATGCTGTCCTCGACCAGCAGGCGGCGGGCCTCGTCGGTCGTGATGATGCCCGCGCCGGACGCGGCGGCGGGCTCCCACAGTTTGCGGATCGAGGTCACGGCCTGGGCGTGGATCAACTCACGTAGCATGTCTTCTTCGGAGTCCCGGTTGTCGAAGCGGAACTCCAGGCCCTCCGGCAGCACGTACCAGTTGATCGCCCGCTCCATCGCCGACAACATGCGCCCGAAGCCCTTGCCCTTGGCCTTCTGAGCCTGCACCTCCGCCTCACCCTTGGTCGCCCCGGTCTGCGAGGCGGGCCAGAACTCGCGCACGTCCACACCGAAGTCAAGCGACAGGGTGTAGACGTAAAGGCTGACCGTGGTCATCTTGTCGAAGGCTTCCGGCAGGGACGAGAAGGGCACCAGGTTGACCTGGATCGGGTTGACCGGCGAGGCGGTGGCGGCCAGCCAGAGCACGTTCTTGAAGGTGTACTGCTCGCGCGACTTGCGGGTGGCGTCGTAGAGCGCGAAGGCGTTCTTGACCTCGCCCATCGTCATGCCGGTCACGGTGACCAGGCCGGGCAGGGGCATGTCGGAGAGGCGCTCGTCCTCGTAGTTGTAGAGGGCCAGGAGCACCTTGGCCGCCTTGATGGCCCGCGAAACCGAGCAGAAGCCCAGGCCGTGCAGGGACTCGTCGGGCGAGGGCATGTCCACGATGCGCACGAAGTCGGTGGGGCGCAGGGGCACGGTCTTGGTGCCCAGGGTGACGACTCCACCCACCTTCGGGGTGTAGCGCAGGGGAAACTCGGCGGAGCCGGTGAGCCAGAGCGCCTCGGAGTCCAGGTTGTAGAGGCCGACCACCGGCCCGTTGCGCGCCTCGCGCCCGATCTCCAGCACGCCGCCCAGGTCGGTGTTCAGGTAGTCCTGCGCCCAGCGATCTACCAGCAGCGACCAACCCCCGCCGCCCTCGACCTCGTGGGCCAGCATCTCCTGGAAGCGTAGGGTGCGGTTGCGCCCGCCGCTGATCTGCCACTCCAGCGAGACAACCTTAGAGACCATGCTGGCGAGCGCGCCGGAGAGGATCGGCTCGGAGCGCGCGAACTCACGCAGCTTGCGCGTGCGCGATGGGGAGCCGTATTCGGGGATGTCTTCGGACGTCTCCCAGGCCGTGAACACCCAGGGCACGATGTCTTCGCGCTTCTCGACGAAGCGGGGCTGCCTGGAAGCCGTCTTCTCTACCATGTCAGCACCTCACGCACATCCTCTGGCGGGGGACGCCCACCACGCCCCCCGCCATTGAGGAGGGAGGAGCCGTGGAGTTGAAGCAACCCCACGACACGCAGGCCGGATCACTTTCCGTTACCGGCCAACCCGCGAACAGCATTCCCGACCACGCCGCGCGCCTCGGCGGACTCGTCGTAGGCTTTCGATGCGGCCAGTCCGAAGGCCAAGCCCTGCACGATCACGGCGGCCCAGGTCGCCAACTCCCACGTCAGCGCGCTGGCGAACGTCCCGCCGTCGGCGATCACGAAGGTCACGAACATGCCGATGAAGGCAAAGACGAACGACAGCGCCAGCCACAGGTTACTGGGCGCATTCGGCGCGAAGCGCTTGAAAAGCTGAATCAAGCTGACGATGAGCGGGATCAAAACGATCCCCCCGATTGCAACAGTTCCCGCGTCCATGATGTCCTCCTTTACACTTTCATCTCGCAAGCACCACTTTCTGAATACCCCTATAAGTCCTGATCATGTAACCCATTTTGTTCAGCACCTTCATCGCCTTCGTATAGGTTAGGCTTTGGGGACCATAGGGGGTGCGTCCGTTCACGCGCAAAGCTCGCGCTTCGTTTACAAACTTTTCAAGTGTTATTGGCGTTTGCTTCACTATTTGCATCAAATGTGGCAAGACATCTTCTTGGATTATGGGCACTCTGTCTTTGGTAAGCGTCTCGAATAGAGTCGCATGATTTTCGGCCCACGTGAGAGAGTTGAAGCGCGTACGCGTGTAATCAGCTAGAATTGCGCCCCAGCGCTTTCGCTCATCCGCGTCAAGCAACAATTTCTTGACCATCTGGTATTGCTCGTTGGGATCGGTGAACAAATAAGGGTAGTGCGTTTCTTTCTGGCCCGTTATCTCAGGGAACGTTACCGCGGCGGGCGCTACTAGAGGCTGTCCCATTGCCATTGATTCGACGGCTGAAATGCAAAACGTCTCATGTTGGGAATTGGTGACGTTAAGATCGCCCTCTTGTATGGCATCTAGGTATTCAGCCCGTCGTGCGCAGAGCTTGATCTCAACGAACGGATAATGTGCAATCTTGGCTGTATGCTCGGCGGAACTACTTGTATAGCGAACCTTGAAGGGAATACCTTCAGAGGCCAATTTCTCAAAGAGGGTGAAAGTTACGTCGAAGTTTTTGTAGCCTTGCAGGCGATGGTTGTAGATGATTATTGGGGGGCCGTCGTGCGGTTTTTGCATGGGCAGGTCAGATTCAAGCGTGCCTTGATAGATGCAAGTTGATTTCTTAAGAACCCCGGCGATAGCCCGTTCGTTAAACCACTTCTTAGCTGTATCTTGGTACATCCATCGGCAATGTTGGCTGTTGAAGATATTGTAATCAGCCAGGATGCCTCCTGCTACTTGGGCTAAGGCCACATTCTCCATGCTATCGAAAGGATAAGGCAACGATTCATGGATCATGTAATGGTGAGATGCAACAACAACAGGACGGGACGTGTCATCAAAACCGCGTTCACCAGCTAAGCGCAAATGTCCGCTCACCTCTACGAGATTACATAGAATGAGGTCGAATCCATAGCTGCGGAACAATTCATCGTACCAACTGGCATCGTAACTCACCGCGTTGGCGAACTTGCGCGTGCTGATGTGTTGGGCAATTCGGGTCACATTGGGTTGGTCGAACAGCCCATCGTAATCATATTTGTAACCGCTTTTGGAATCTGGAAACAATACGAACCAATGCCATTTGGGGCGCACTGTCAACATGGCGCGAATCAAAGCGGAATAAACGACGTAGTTTGAGTCGCCGTTTAATTCTTGCTTTGAATACATCGGTTGGATCAAGATTTGCATGGCTTATGCCTGCCGCACCTTAAATTTCAACCCATGATCCAATGCCACCTGTTTCAGCGTTCGTTTGACCTCGCCCGCTTCTTCTTCGTCAGTCGGCAATGTGATCTCCGCGAACCATTCACCCTCTTTGAACTGAGGACTATCAGCAAAACCCTCAGTTTCACCGTCACCTGGATCCGCTATCGAGATGTACAGCCCTTGGTCGAGGGCCAAATTCGACAGCATTTCGCGAACAGCTTCTTCGCTACTGTTGATTGAACTCAGCAAAGCATCTAGTGCTGCCTTGTCGGCGCTTGCAAGTCCTGTGATTGGGTCATGGGTAGCCAATGCGTAATCTGCCTCTGCATCAGTCAAGTCAGTGATGTCAACCGGCCAGTCGATGTCGGGATCAAGGGACTTACGCAAATGCCCGTCCCAAGTCACCAAGCGCCCACCCGCACGTTCAGAATACCACGCTTTAAGGGAGTCTACAATACCTACTTCGCGCAACACTCCGGCCATTGCAGCTGCTTGCTCCTCTGAGTGTTCTCGCCACTGGCCCGGATGGTCGAGAAGCTCTGAAGGTTTCATCAAGCGACGTTCGACAATGCGATTGCGGACGTTGGATAGGTCAAACACAGGATTCTTCGTTGAAGATGCATGTGCAGACATGATGTATGTGTTTCCTCTCATCAGTGTTAAAGAGATTAAGATTAAGACTCACTTGTGACAAAACTCACGCCAGTAATGCACAAACTACTAGAGCATAAACCCTACCGCACTTGAAACGTTGGAGATTCCCCACCAAGCCATTGCGAGGGCCATGACGGTATCGTCGTGCATACCCTGGGGGGCGCCGTAGCGAAAATGACCGCTGGGTAGGCGCTCCATGTCGTAGGCTTGCAACTCAGCGATCTGCGTTTCATCATTAAGCAACGTGAAGCGTTGACTCTCCATCGCTAAGGTCAGAGCCTCAATGATGGCAGTCTTACTTTGTAGCGTAGTTGTGAATGCTTGCACAGGTAATTGCTCGCGTTGCAATTGTTCGATCAGAGGCAAACCCATCGCGTTGGCTTCGGCGATGATCAAGTAAGGCTGCCAACGGTTGTTCATCAAGCGCAAGCGTTCAAGTTGAAATTGGTAGTCAATGCGATTGAAGCGATCAAGGGCCACTTGTTTATTGGTTGTCGCGTCGATGACACTTAGAACAGTCCAATCATAGGTGCGCGCCCAGTCTACTCCCATCACGTAAGCATGTCCTTGTTGAGGCTGGTCAGGTTGCAACGTACTACATTTCAAGACGTCGCGAAAGACTAACCCTGCATCTTCAACAAATTCGGAGAGAAACTCCTGCTCGAACGTTTTAGAGGGAACGGTTTGGAAAATGCGCAGAGCTTCGTCAAAAGGAAACTCAGGATTTTCAAGGGGGTGGATGACGCGTTCTAGTTTGCCGTCGAGGATTTTCACACCAAGTGTAGGCGCTTGCCATGCGCATGAATCAGTGTAGTCACGTGCAGACATAAATTCGCGCCAGAACCAGTTACGGCCCTTGGGTGTGCCCATACAAAGCGCCCAACCATTTGTGTCAGAGATGATTGGGCGCAGAACTTCATACCATGCAACGCTATTGACTTGGGGCGCTTCGTCAATCACGATACCGTTGGCTGTATGACCACGAGCGTTATCGGGATCGTCAAGTGAACGGAAGATTACTTTTCCCCCTCCAGGAACACTTACTTCCATCCGACTGCGCGTGAATGTGGCAATTCGGGATACCGCTTGGTACATTTCATTCCAGGCGATGTTGGTTTGATCGAAAGTTGGCGCTCCCCAAAAAATCGTTTGGCCTTTTAAGATGCATTCGACAGCGATTGCCATGCCTAGCGTTGTCTTTCGCCAGCGTCGGCCCGCAGACAACCACCCAAAACGAGGGCGGCTGTTTAGAATGGCTATTTGACCTCTATGCGGAGTCGGTAGCCTTATTTTCGCGCCAATCGTTCGTGTATTCGATGACGATGCGTTGCGGATCGCCATTGGCTCCTGTCACCTCAGAGCGTTCAACGTAGCCACGTTCGCGGCCGATAGTTCGTAGGGTCAATGAAATAGCCCACGGTTCACCTCGATCAATGGCTTGTTCGAGTTTGAGTTCAGCTTTGTCAACGCGTCGGCTGCGATAGTGCGCAATGATGCGTTGCAGTTTGGGAGAGTTGTCAACGTAATGCTTCAGAGTGTTGTAGGAGCATCCCATGCGGTCGGCTGCAATGTAGGGGCAACCTAGCGTCGATGTCAAGGCTAGAGCTATTTGATCGACAGTGTACTTTTTGGGTCGGGCCATTTGTTGCACTCCTAGACGTGCACGTCTTTTTGACCTGGATTCACAGGGATTTTGCTTTTCTTATCTAGGGAATGCGCTAAATGCGTTTTCCTTGTCGTTTTTTCAGAGTAGCACACTATTTTCACAAAGTCAATAGGAGTAACATCGGTAGAGCGTAGAGAAAACAGGCTCAAGGGGGCTAGTTGACATAATGATTATGTGGACGGGCTTAGTCATTAGATGTGTAAGAGCGTTGCACTCAGTAGCGCACCACTATTCTTGCATTCATCAAGTTGCACCTCGTATTTGCTTGACATATCACCTCGCTTGAACCTATTTGCACCCCATGTGCCTGCAAGTAAGTGTGCATCGGGAGGCGCACCCTCCCTCACCCAATCGCGACGCGTCGAGCGGGTAATGACGTTCCTAGGATTGTGTGAGGTGCACCTTCCCGTGTTCCCTCAACACTCGCACTTATGTTCGTCTGCACTTATGTTCGTCTGCACTTATGTTCGTCTATACACCTGTTCGTCTGTACCTTTGTTCGCTCGTACACCTGTTCGTCTGCACACCTGCGCGCTTCGACTTATGTTCACTCGCACATTCGTTCGTTCAGATAGATTGCTGGCCTACCCCGCTTGTTCGCAAGTATATATGCATCGTAGGATCAAACAGGATCGTTGGAATTGCGTCATGTCATATCGTATG